GATCTCCCTGGAATGGCGGCTCTTAACTCTGATACCGTAATGAAAGGTACAATCGAATACCACCAGCTCCTCCCAGGAGCAATGGATGCTAACATCCATACAGGAGGAGATTTTGACGAGATTGTCGTTGGAAATAGATGGAGTCATAAAGACCTTAATTCTTACATCCGAGAGAATGAAAAGTATTTCGGATTTACAACACACAGCGCTCTTGGAGGATGCTGCCCTCTTCACCCTATCGGGACTCCAATCTTTCCAGAGGCATTCTCAAGAGAACTCCTCCTGCGAAGAAGAAAGAGTCTTGGATCCTATTTCTTCTCCTGTCAATATTTAAACTTCCCAATTGATCCTTCAAAGGCGAAGTTTAATATGGGAGACTTCAGATTCTTTCATTTCGAGCAAGTAGGAGGAGCACTTGCAAATCCTAAGGTTTCTCCGCTTCTCTCAGAGATTGATACGTCTGTGCATCAAAAGAGAACAGTTCTTCGACATCACGTAGTAGAGGGAGATGTAATCAATGACACATATCCTCGCTATCTTGAACGCTTTCTTGTGGTGGACCCTAATCACGGTGGGGCACATGATAACTTTACGCAAGGTAGATGCAGACATGCTATCATGGTATCCGGGGTTATGCGTGATCCTCGTCGTGTATATATTCTCGATACTTGGGCTGAGGCTTGTCCAATTGAGCAGTTTGTCTTCAAGATCTTCGAGATGGCGCTTAAATGGAAGTTAACTGAAATTCATGTAGAGGCAGTTGCTGCTCAGAAGTTTCTCTTATACCACCTGCGCTATTTCATTGAGCAGGAAAAGAGAAATCGCCCAGAGCTTACGAATCTACGAATCGTGGAACTCAAGTGCTCCCAGGCAGCGAATGCTAAATTTGAACGCATTGATGCTACGGTTCCCGTAGTAGAACGGCATGAAGTCTGGATCAATGCTACTACATCAGATAACTTCAGGGAAGAAGCTGAAGCTTATGGACAGAAGAAAGGGCTCATTGATCTCCTGGATGTATTCGGGCACTCAATGAATCTCTGGAAATTCGATACTGTCACGGAAGATGAGGTTGAGGATTTCCTCTCTCGACGTCTTGCAATATATAAAAGGGGTGTAGGGAGAATGTCCTAGGGGGTATACCAGGAAATGACAAATCAGGAAGAGCGGGTGGATAAGCTCTACATGGATATGTATATAGGGGAGGGAAAGTCAAACCCTCCTATGACGACACGGATCTCCCTTCTGGAGGATCAGATGGAAAAGATTAACCGGAACCTAGCAAGAATAACGTGGCTGCTTGTAGCTACGCTGTTAGCCGCTATCGGCGATCTTATTACGAAAGGAGTTCGATAATGCTTTCGTTTCTGACGAGTTCAACCTTTACAACTGGCGTTGAAGTATATCTTGCTTTGATGCTCTATAGTGCTCTTGTGCAGAACTTGCCAAATCCCTCTACTTATGGAGGTGTATGGTATAAAGCCGTTTACGGCTTTCTTTCAGTTCTTGCGAGTGATTTTAAATCCTTCGCAGCTTCTCTTCCCTCAAGCGCAGCGAATCCTCAGCTCAGCGGCCTTATTCAAAGTGCTTCCGCTACGATCACAACCACAGAATCTACCAGCGCTGCTGGAGAAACAAAGTGAGGTTTTAAAAATGGCATCTTTTGAATCAGTACTTTCACACATTGGGCATGACATGAAGGTTTTCTTTACCGGAGCAGTGAAAGTTGCTCAGGCAGCAGAACCTTTCGTGGATATTATGCTCCCTGGAATTTCAACCCTGTATAATACTACCGTAACTGCAATAGCGCAAGCAGAGACAGCATCCATTGCAGCGGGGGCGCAGAGTGGTTCAGGGGCGCAGAAACTGGCTTTCGTAGTCTCAGCTATTGATGCTGATTTCCAGGTTTATGCAAAGGCTCAGGGGATTACATATAATAGCACCGTGGTAGAGAGCTACGTCAACGCCGCAGTAGCTACTCTTAATGCGCTTCCTAAGGCAACAGTTTAAGAAGGACAAGAGATGCCATTTCCAGCTCCGAAGAAAGTATCAGATGTTTGGTCGAAAGAGGAGTGTGATGATTTACACTCCTTTATTCGAACGAGGGTCAAGACGATTGATGATAAACTAGAGACCTTTCGCTCTGATACTTTACCGGAGTATGTGAGGCTCTATAAGGGACTTCCGAAAGAGAAGGAAGCGAATTTCCCTTGGCCCGGCGCTGCTAACTTGGTTGTGCAGCTTATCGGAACGTTCTCCGATGAGTTACTTGCTCGTGTTATGGGAGGGATTTATCAATACGATCCCCTTTTCCCTGTAGCCTTGAGCGGGGATAATCCCTCGATGGAGGGAGAGGAGATGAAGCGTGCCTTGGAACGTTTCCTCATGGATGAATCTTATGATCCTGATTCTCTAGATTTATACCGGACGGAGAATGCTTTTTACTCCAGCGCTATTCGATATGGGACTGGAGCAGTTTCTTTCCCGTGGGAATACGATGTGCAAAAGGAGTATGTTTATATAGGAGGAGGAACTTCCGAGAAGGATGCTGTTCGACATGAGTTCAAGGAGACTGTTCGGAGGGATGGCCCACATCCGGAGATAATTCCACTTAATAAATTTGGAATTGACCCTAGAACTTCTTGTCTTGGGAATGCGGATTTCTTCTTCCATATTGAGACTCTTGATTATTGGAATCTCAAGAATCTCCCAGGGAAAGATCCTTTTGTTTCTACTGAGGATGTAGCAAACGTACTTAATGCCCCTGATCGCACGGAGCATGATGAGATGCAATCTGTTACGGCAGATGAACTTGGGCTCTCGACCTCTTCGACGTATAAGGGATCAGCTGAGTATGATATATACAAATGCTACCTGACGTATCAAAAGGGGAATGAGAGTTACTCCTTGATGGCGAAGTATAATAAGAGGACGAAGAAAGTCCTCTATGCTATCTTTAACTTCTATCCATCGAATGATTTCCCAGTAGAGGATGTGAAGCTGGCTTATGATGAAGAGAGTTACTTCGGATATGGCTACGCGCAGATGCTTCGAGCGTATCAGAAGGAGCTGAGTCAGAATTCTAACTGGCGTACTAATAATCGTAACATGGCTATGATGCAACTTTTAAGAGTTGATCCTCAGTCAAAGCTCTCCTCTATTCTTCAAGTCTTCCCAGGTTGTATGATTCCTGCGAAGGATGGGGAGGTAGAGGTTCTTAAAACTGGAGCTGATGTAGGGTACTCTAGTGAAGCAGATCAATTTATCATGGCTTGTGCGAAGGAGAGGGCTGGAGTAGATCCTGCTATCGGGGGAACAGGTGGGGGTATGGTTAATAACAAGCGCGGGATTTACTCCGCTTCTGGAACCTCCATGATGCTCCTGCAACAGAATAACAGGAATAATCTTCGCATGTCGGATATGAGAAGTGCTCATATTCGTATTGCGAAGAAGCTAGTAAACATGTACGCGAACTTCGGGATTGGTCCGAAGTTGAGGAAATATGGAGATGGGGCTGATAGCCTTAAAGCAGCGCTCTCCGCATACAAAACTGAATCTCTAGGCTTCCGTCTTCGCCCAGCTAGTGCCTCGAATAACCGGGAACTTGAGAGACAGAACGATATTCTTCTCTCTAACTCCCTTGCTGGATTCTACGAACGTAGCGCACAGATGATTCAGGCGGCAATTACACCCAACTGCCCGCCTCAACTCGTAGAATTCTATAATCAAACCCTCCTGGCAAATAATGCCTTGTTCAAGGGAATTCTCAGGAATTTCAACCACGATGACGTAATGAGGTTACTGCCGAAAGTTCCTCAGTTCCCGTCACCGCAAGGAGCATCTAGTGGACAATCTGGAGGGGCTGGTCGACAAGCTCCCGGCGCTCAAGGAGCTGTACCGGCTGGAGGAGTTCAAAGTCCTGGAGGAGTTCCTTCGATCCCTCCGGAATGATTTCTACTCACAGCTATTAGCGGTTAAGGTTACTACTGAGGCTGTTCCTCAGATAGCAG